TTAGATTTACATTCAACACTTGCTGTTAGTGTGCAAGGACCAAGCACAACATCAACAAGTAGAGATTTGGTTATAAGGAATACAACGGATACTGTAACTGGTGGTTTTATGGAAAGATCTGCTGTAACTGGTAAAGAAGAATTTAGGTTATTAGGATATAGTCGTGATCCTAGAGTTATAGTATCACAGTCTTTTCCTTTGGATTTACAGATTAATGGAATGATAGTAGAGGTGGCTTTTTAAATGGAACCAACTACCGCTTTATATATTGCTTCAGGTTTTTTATCTGCATCTCGTATGAATAGAGCAGGACGTATTGCTAAACAAGAAGCGGCATTAACTGCAAGAAGAATTAAAACACAAGCTAAACAACGAGCCTTAGTAAAGTTGCAAGAACATAATCAAATTATGTCACAACTTGAAACATTCAAAGGTACTAATATGGTGTTAGCAGGTACATCAGGAAGAGATACTGGTGCAGATAGATCCTTTAAAAAGATTCAAGAAAGAGCTAAAAAAGATACAGCCGAAACAGCAACACGACTAGCTTTACAAGGTAGTATGGAGCAATCTAATCTTGCACAAAAGTCACAGATGGCTTTACTACAAGGACAGAATAAAGCAAAATCATATCGCATGATGGGTTACCAAACAATACTCAATACAGCATATGGAGCAAGTAAGATAACATAATGGCATTTATAAAATCTAAAAGAACAACATATAGAAACCAACCAGTAGGTGTAGTGCCAGTAAATACTGGTGCAGAAGAAGCGGCAGTACAGTCAGCAAAACTATTTGCGGCAGGACAAAAAATTGCATGGGAAGAAGCAAAAGCTGATGCTATTGAACGAGATATAAATACTGCTAAAACATTGCCGATAGCAGATGATAATAATAATTTAGATTTAGAAAAAGTACAGACTACAGAATTTACTGCTGTAGGTGAGAAGTCAGCTAAAGCTGTGTTGGCACAAAGATTTTCAGGATTATTAAATAATAAAGTAACCAAAGAATTTGCTGAGCTTCATGCACAAAATAAATTTAATAAAGAAAGATTTGATGGTGAGGCACAAGGCACTATAAATGGATTTGTAGATGCCTTTAAAAAAAATGGACTAGATGAATATATACCTGAGTTTCTTCAAAAAGTAACAAATAAAAAAATACTACATTCTAATAAAATATTAAATGATACTATTAAGAAAGAAAAAGATGAAGCGGCTTCATTACAATTTGATGCTATAAAAGAGTTTACAAATGTAAATCGATTATATCCTGAAGAATATGAATTTATTAAACCTGAATTTGATAAGGCTATTGAAAATTTAGAAAGCAATGGGTATTTAAAAAGTCCTGCAAAACAAGCATTATATGAAGAATTAAGAAGAGCAGTCTTAGTAGGAACGTCTAATAAAATATTAGATAGATTAAATGGAAATGATACAGCCGCTAAAGATCTTGAAGAAATATCACAAAATGAAAAGGCTTCACCTGATTATTTTGCAAGAGTAATAAGAGCATCAAACAATACAGTGACTATGAAAGAGTTAAAAGACTTTCAAAAACTTTCTTTAAATGTCGAAGCTAATAGAACAGATATAAATGTAATGACACAGCACATATCAAATCGTGCAGGTGACTTTGCAAAAAGACGAACTAATCTTGGTAAAGAACAAAATGTATTGAATATGCAATCTATGTTAAATGGCTTTGGTGTAGGTAATGCAGGATATCTTGATAACAATAAAACAAACAGAGATAATTTAAATTCTGCCATAGGTAATGAACTTAAAATACCCTTAAATAACGAAACATTTTATTCTATGAATAATGATACATATAGTAAAATGCTTACTATGTTATCTATTCCACCAGTACTGCCATCTACATTAGATGACTTGTTTCAAACAAATACAATGAACTTACCTGCATTTAGAAACCTACCACTAGCTACAAAGAATAATATGATGGCAAGAGAATTAAATGCTTGGAATAACTTAGCTTATATTAGTGGATCAGATGGTGTAAAGAAAAGAAGATTGCAGGGATATGATACAGAGTATAAGAAATATGAATTTATTAATGAGATAGCTAGAGTCAATGGTAATGATATAACTAAAGCTAATAGTTTATATTATACAAAGACCGATAACCCTGACACTTATAAAGCTATTGTTATGAATACTCTTAGTACATTTGATTTTACAGATAAAAAAGTTGGCACTGTAAAAGAAGGTGTGAATGCTATTTTTGAGTTAGCTGAGATTCCTTTACAACATAGAAGCCAGTTAGATAGTTATGTTGAAAAACTTTTATATTATAAATCAGTTAAGACTCCTGATGATGAAGCAGTAGAGTTTAGTCAAAGTAATTTAGTTAATGTACTTAAAGAAACATATAAAGGTTTGTATATAGAAGATCCTACAATCTATGATGTTTTTAATGGTAATAATACTGGTAAAACATATACAACACCACAGAAAAAATATATAGGTCAAACAGATAAACTGCACAATAAGTTTTTAAATTTTACACAAGAATTAATAAATGATGAATTTGGTGAAGGATTTAAACTTGGTGAAAATGTTTTGTTATTAGGAGATGCCAACAACTCACAGTATGGAAATCAAAGATATACATTTGTAAATAAACAAGGAGAAATACTGCCATCACAAATAGAAGGTACAGCAGTAGAATTTACAACTGATGAATTTGAAAAAGCATATGGCATATCAAAGCATGAAGTAAATACAGAAAAACTTAATGAAGAGGTAATAAATAGAGCCAAAAAAATTATAGGTGAAAAAGCATTTGATGGTAAAATGATTGAGGATCTTAATATATTTAAGTTACCAAACTTATTAAGTCCAGAGTTTCAAGATTTCTTTAGTGGTCCAATAGAACCAACAACAGCAGAAGGTAAGGCGGCTCAAGAAATAAGAGAACAGCAACTTAGAAATGTTCCAAGACAATTTCAACCTGCATTCAAAAGTCAACAAGCATATAAAGATTTACATATACCAAGAGGTGACTTTCCTACAAGGTTAGATAAATTCTTAGATAAATTAGATGCCGCAGATGAAGGCTTACCTAATAAAATATTTGTTCCTGAGAGGCAGTTTTTTGGTGCTAACTCAAAAGAATATGAAGATTCATTAAGGGTTGATGGTTATGAAAATCCTTTATGGGAACGTATTACAGATTTTACAGTTAATAATTTAACTTTGCCTGATACCTTAAAGGCAATATTAGCTGATATAATGACACCTGATGTTGCTGTTGATGTACAAGAAACTATAAAAAATATAGTACAAACAACAGCAAATCATGAGGGATTTAGGAGTCAGGTATATAGAGATAGAGATACCATATCAGTTGGTTTTGGTTTTAATGTAAAGTTCTTGACAGAAGATGATTATAAAATGTTTGATCCAACACAAGTTGGCAGACTAAAAGAATTACAACAATGGTTATTAAAAAAAGATAAGTATTCAGAAGATCAGTTACTAAAAAAAGTTAATGAATTTAAGTTTGGTAAACCTATTTTAATTGATAGAATTGCCGCTACTAAAGTATTTAATAATAAAATGTATAAGATATATGAACAATACAAAAAAGAATTTCCAAACTTTGATAGGTTACATAGAAGAAGAAAGAGTGCATTGATAGATTTCTCATATCAGTTTGGGCATGATAGATTAAAAGATCCTGATAGAGGATTTCCAAAATATTACAAAGCAGTTCAAAATGCCATGAATGCAAAATCAATGGACGAAAGAAATTACTTCTTTAAACTTGCAGGGTTTCATCAGGTTTATAACACTGGTGAGTTTGGTAATACTAAAACTCCATTATACTATCAAACTAAATCAAGAGTAAGAACTCGTGCTAGTGATTTAGGATTTATTATTAGGGATAATGTAGACTTTTTAGATGAGGAGTTTGATTAATGGCAGAGCATACAGACTTTGTACCAAAAGGATTACAAAGTATAGAGCCATTACATTTTATATATCCTGACCAAGAAGGTAAGGTAGATCCTGATTTCTTTTCAGGAGTTTCGGCAGGATTCAAATATCAATGGCTTCCTATCACTCATTACACACAAGAGTATTTTGCTTTCAACGATCAAGAGTATGATGAAGATTTTGACTTCAGAAAAACAGTGCAAGATAATGATGACTTTGCTTATGTTGATGAATTATCAAGAGCAAAGAATCTAAATCATTACAACTACATTAAGCAATCCTTACAAGCTATTGATAATAATAGAAAAATGTTTGAACGAGCAGGTATCACATCACATTTAGTTGCAGGTGTAGTAGATCCATTAAACATAGCTTTCTTTCACCCAGTATTTAACAAGGGTATTCGTGCGGCTTGGGCGGCTAAAAATGCTTTTGGTGTGGCAAAAGAATCTGCAAAGGTAGGTTTTGTTTTTGGGGTAGGTTCAGAATTAATACGAGGACCATTTGATCCTTATAATACAGCAACAGAAACTACTGTAAATATAGCAGGTAATACTATTTTTTCAGGTATGCTTGGTGGTGGTGCTAGAGGTGTAGCTAATCGATATGCAAAATTAAGACAGAAATATGTTAAAAGAAAAAATCCTAATAAAAAAACTTATGATAACTTAGGTGACACAGAGGTAAGAGATAAAGCAACTACAGAAGCTAATGACTTTTCAAGACAATTTGCAGAGAATACAAGACTAAAAGAAGATACTATAGATAGATTTAGTTTTGCAAACTATTTATTACCTTCAAGAAGATTACAAATATTTGGTTATGATGGCTATCAAGTTCCTGATGAAATAAAAAAGATGCACTTAGATATTGCTTATAATGCAAGTGTACCAGTAGAAGGTGCGCCGATTAGATCTATAGACTCAATGCAAAATGTACATAATGGTAAAGGTATAGAACTAGAACAAGACCTTCGTAAAATCTATATGAATGAATTACAAAAGACAGAAGGTACTGGTGAGGTTATGGGTATTGATATGGTAACACCATACGTCAAAGCTAAAGAAATGTTAGGTAAAACACCAAAGACAGCATACATAAATTCTATTACTGGCTCAAATAAATATCCATCACCACAAGAATTTATTGATGAAGTCATTGAATTAAATATTTTAATGAGTGATGATAAGTGGAAAGCACAATATTACCCACAACTACCTGAATTTAAAAAAGAAGCTATTAGAAAAATAGAAGCATTTAATAAATATTTCGATCAACTTGCACAAGACACAGGTGCATTTGTTGATAGATCAACAGCAAAAGTAATGTTTCCTGCTCTTCAAAGACGTATAGATGATTATGACATTAGAGTTGAACTTGAAAAAGATCCTGCATTTAGAAAAATATTAGCCATCAATAGAAACAAGTTAAAAGATAGATTGGCATTTGCTGAACGTTATCAGCCAACAAGAAAAAATTATAGAATGCCAATCTACTATGATGTTGTAAAAATTAATGCAAGTAAAGCAAATGAAAGAGAACTTGTAAATATATTTACAAGTCATTTTTTAGAGCAAAGATTTGTTACTGTTTGGACTGGCAAGGGTTATAAGGATATAGGTATTGATACTATTGATAAAGCTAGAAAGTATGCACAAGAAACAGTTAATAGTATTAAGGATAATGGCTTAGATCCTTATGGATACAATACACCACTTCGAGTTGGTAAAGCAAAACATATTATGGCTCGTACTACTAACATTCCTGAATATAAAGTTCGTAACTTTATGATAAAAGATAATTCTGTTTTTACTAAATATGCTGAGATGATGGGCTTTAGAATAGAGTATGCTAGAAAATTTGGTGATGATGATATTGAATATTTAGTAGACAGAATAGAAGAAATATTAATTAAAGATGGTGCTACTGATAAACAAATAGCAAGTATCAAATCTGATTTTCTTGCAGATTTTCAAAGAGTTGCAGGACAAATAACTCGTGATCCTGATAGATGGGATTCAACATTTGCAAGAATATCTAAAAAGTTTGCAGGTATGGCATACCTAACAAGTGCAGGTATTACATCACTTACAGAAACAGTGGCAATGCCAATACTAGAGCATGGTTTGGGTAATGTTTTGAGAACTGTGTTTCGTGCTACTGATGGTAACTTTGATAGAATAAAAGCAAATGCAAAAGATTTACAACTTGCAAATGAAGGTATTGATACAGTTAAAAGAACAGTACATACAAGACTTTTAAATGATTTATTAAGACCATTACAAGTAAGTAAGTTCGAAAAGACTGCTGATTCTATGGAAAATTATTTTTATAAATTTAATGGGTTAGCACTTATTACAATGGTAGGCAAACTTATTGATAGTGCTATAAGAATACCAAAGTTTTACAAACAAATTAAAAATTATAATTCATTAGATAAATATGAACTAATTGAACTACAACGATATGGTATTGATGACAAGTTAGCTAAACGTTTATTAGATGGAGGTGCTTGGGAGTTTACTGATACTGATATGCCTCTTCTCAACTTAGGCAACTGGAGTACAAAAACAAAAGCAGAAAGAGAACTTAAAACATTTATGCAGACATATTTAAATAATTCTTCTCGTAATACAATTATGCACGCCACAGCTTTTGACAGACCTACATTTGCTGATGGATTTGTTTTTAAAAAATGGAAACCTTATATGAGAAGATATGGCATTGAGCCTGATCCAGTGGCATCTGTAGGTTTACAAAGAGATGGTAGCTATCGTTATCCTATTGCTAGAATAGAGTCTGGAGTAATGGCATTTCCATTCCAATTTTATAATTTTGCTTTTGCCGCTAATCAACGTATTACTAGAGCTATGTTTGATCCTAACAAAAAACATAGATTAAGTGGTGCTATTGCTTTACTTGGTATGGCATACATTACATTAGCAATGAGAAAACCTAGTTGGTGGTTTGAAGATAAAGATTATCCTGAACTAATGACAAGATTAGTAGATTATTCAGGAATTACTGGCATCTATAGTGATCTAGCTTATAAAGGTGTTGAAGCCGCAATAGCTTCAGGTTATCATGATCCTGATACGTCATGGCTAAAAGGAAGATATAAGGCTACTGGTTGGGATTTGGCATTTGGATTTGCAGGTGCAACACCAAGTATGTATCGTGAATGGATACTTGCCGCACATGAGCTTATGACTGATAAAACACCTGAGGGTCTAAAAAGATTGTCATATAACTTTCCAGTTTTAGGATTAATGGGATTAGATGATGATTTGAGAGCAATGGGTAGAGCAACTTATTGATGGACATTTGTAATAAAAACTAGTAAAGGTAAGATATGACTATAGCTTTGAGTGCAAATACACCACGAGTGAGTTACACAGTAAGTCAGGGAGCAACTCAAACCTCATTTGCTGTACCATTTGTGTTTTTTACTGGATCAACAGATTTAAATGTTTTTGTTGATGGTACTGAACGTACCTTTGATGCAAGTACAAGTAGTACTTCATTGTATACTGTGAGTGGTGGCAGTGGTTCTACTGGAACTGTAACAACTTCTGTTACTGGTGCTACTGGTGGCAGTACTGTTGTCATCACTCGTGATATACCTTTGTCAAGAACTACAGACTTTCCTAGTTCAGGTGCTTTTGAAATATCAAAACTTAATACAGAGTTAGATACTTTAATTACAATGATATCTGATTCTCAAGATGAAAACTCAAGAGCAGTAAGATTACTAGATAATGATGATTCTGCTACTCTTACATTACCTCTTAAGGCAGATAGAGCAGGTAAAATATTAGGATTCAATTCATCATCAGGAAATGCTGAAGCTGTTAATCATATTACTACAGCGGCAGTTACAGTATCAACATTGAGTGTTGGTGCATCTGCTACTGCATCTGTGTCACAATCAGGTAATACAGCAACCTTTGCATTGGGTATACCTACTGGACCTCAAGGTGCTACTGGGTCTACTGGAGCAACTGGAGCAACTGGAGCTACTGGATCAACTGGTGCTACTGGACCTCAAGGACCTACTGGACCTCAAGGTCCTGC